ATATATTTGTGCTTTTGTAATCGTATGATAATTATTGTTATTATTGTGTGATAATGATAAGAATTCGTATCATTTATGTGCTTGTAATCTCTCTAAAACCTTTATACTGAGTGCTTGTAATCTCTCTAAAACCTTTATACTGAGTGCTTGTAATCTCTCTAAAACCTTTATAATGTGCTCAGGTCTTGTTATCTAAGCGAGCATAACATAAGGACCGCACTTTGTCAATCCCCAGGGTCACAAAATCCCCACAATCCCCCCACAAAAATTCACACCCCGCTCATAAATATCCCCTAGGACTTGACATAAATCTCACAGCATCTTACAATACTCTCATACATCTTCGGAGCGTACTCATGTCAGTTGCTTATAGTCAGGCACAGAAGCAGCGTTATAGAATCACTCTGGATCTATCAGTGTTCGGTGACTTCGACCCACACCAGATTGATTGGGAGAGGTTATTTGAGTTGGAACCTGCAGAGAAGTGTGATGCTTACGTTGAGGACTTAAATGCACCTGACCGTTGGTGATTATAGGGGCATTAAAGTTACTCACCTCTAAAGTGTCTTAGTAGTATGAGGGGCAGACAAAACACCCCCGACACAGACACTAACCAAACGACACTAATGTTTAACCAGGTTCGCAACTTTGCCTACAAGATGAACAATCCGATTCGTCGTAAAATCTTCTTCCTGCACAAGTTTGCTCCTAAGCGTTATACTGAGTTCCGCGACCTGATGCACACTCTGAACACTGATTTTCAGTTGGGTCTTATCACTGAAGAGCAGATGGATTCACAACTCCTTGCGTTCTGAGTTCATCCCTTAACTAACACTAACTAACCACAAATGACTGTCACTTATCAGCGCAACATCCTCTCCACTGAGTACAATGGTTGGGAGAATTATGAGACCTGGAATGTTGCTCTGTGGATTAACAATAACGAGTATTTGTATCACCTCGCAATGGAAGTTGGCAACTACGTTGATTTCATCGACCTGCTGAATGACCAGGGCATTGTTGATACTCCTGACGGTGTTAAGTATAACGACCCCAAGGTAAATGTCATCCAACTGAATAGTGATGTGTTCGACCTCTGATTAACACTTAACACTCACACCGTTATCAACACTCTCATGCGTTACATTCCACAGTCAAAGTATTCCTTCGACGACATCTGTAAGCAATGCTATGATGCCATCAATCGTCCTAGCAATGTAACAATCAAACCCATCACAGTTTCTTATGATGAGGTGCGTAAGTTTTACCGCTACGACAATCCCCTTCTAGTCGCACGGTAAGCAACACACAAGGGAATAAGATGCGCCCTATAAAGACACTTACTCATTCACTCTTAATTGACACTTTCCTTCTTCATTATGTCCAAGTCCGTTCTCACTTCTCTGCTTGCTCAAGGTAACACTGGCAGCGAGATTCTGTCCATCCTGGATGCAATCGTAGCAGAGCAATCTTCGGAGGGTTATAATAACGAACCCACTGCAGATAGCATCGAGTTCTGATACTAACTGTGCGTCCCTTGCTTGACAGTGGGGGACGCATATGTTATTATGCGTTAGAGTAGTCGTCCGGCAGTTATATGCGGGCGGTTTGTTATAACGCGGCGCGGCGTTGCGGTTTTAAAAACCCCTAACTACCCTAACCTACAGAGGTGACAAATCGACCTCTCAATATCAAACTAAAAAAAATTTTTCCGGAAGTATGATTGCCCCTCTAAACCCTGCCAAGATGAATCAGAGACGCCCATATTGGAATTTTTGGAAGGTAGTTTTTGCGGGGTGGATGATAAGGTATCCGCGCCCCTTTTTTATTGCACTGGGATTTTGTATTGCTGTGATATATAATGCAGTGTCGAAATAAAAAAGAAAGAAAAAATTCCGGAGATATTTTTATGACTGCAACCGAAAAAATATATCACATATACGCAAAGGAAAAGTGTATTTGCCATTCAGTGAAGGAGGACGAATTTACAAATACGTGGAATACTATCAAGAATATGGTAGGATTAATGAAGACTGACTATACGACCGATGACTTATCCTATGAGGAATTGATAGTTAATAAGGGTGTTTCTTTAGAGTCATCTTATTGACAAAAGCATATATAGACTGTTAAAATTTGAACTGAAGGTTATTTTAACTTATGGCAAAAGGATTTACTGTAAAAGCGAATGCTCCTAAGGCACAAGAAGAGACTTGGGACATTGATGCAATTAAAGAGAGAATGCGAGGAAAGAGTATTGTTTTTTGTCTTCCAGGACGAGGATGCTCTTTTATTTTTCTGAAGAACTTTGTACAACTGTGCTTTGATATGGTACAGAATGGTATGAGTATTCAGATTTCACAAGACTATTCTTCAATGGTCAATTTTGCACGTTGCAAATGTCTTGGAGCAAATGTTCTAAGGGGTCCGAAGCAAATTCCTTGGGATGGAAAACTTCAATACGATTATCAACTTTGGATTGACTCGGATATTGTCTTTGACACGAACAAATTCTGGCAACTTTGTGATTTAGCTCTGAGTGAAGATGGTACTGAGCGTGAAATTGTCGCAGGTTGGTATGCTACAGAAGATGGTCACACAACATCTGTCGCACACTGGTTGGAAGAAGATGATTTCCGCAAAAATGGTGGAGTTATGAATCATGAAACTGTTGAATCCATCAGCAAGCGTCGTAAGCCATTCACTGTAGATTACACTGGTTTTGGTTGGGTTCTGATTAAGAATGGAGTCTTCGAGAATCTTGAGTATCCTTGGTTTGCTCCAAAGATGCAAGTTTTTGAATCTGGAAATGTTCAGGACATGTGTGGAGAAGATGTTTCATTCTGTCTTGATGCAAAAGAGGAAGGCTTTGATATCTGGTGCGATCCTCGTATTCGTGTTGGACACGAAAAAACTCGTATTATCTGATGAAACAATTTAACGTACTTTATAAAGGGCGTAAAATTTATACAAACCTCAGTACAGAAGAATGTACTGAGGTTCTTCAAGACCTCTCGGAACGTTTTTTCTCGGGAGAAGACATTGATCCAAATTTAATTGAAATGGAGGAAATTACTCATGGCTAAAGGTGGAAGTAATAAAGTTCTGTTTGAACCTGGTGCTCCTAAGAAAACTCGTCAAGGACGCTCCCCTCGAACACTACTCAGTGCAACCTCTCGTAATGGTCGCAAGAAAAAGTATCGCGGGCAAGGTAAATAGTAATAAGTTCTAAAATAACTTATGTACCAACTAGATTGCTGTGATGAATGGAAATCAATTCATCCACAAGATATGTGGGTATATAACAAGTTGTTCTTAAATCAATCTCTAGGGCACCTCTGCGGACCTGTAGGGTGCCCTGTTCCATATTCAGGATATTATATCGTCCGACCATGTATTAATTTACTTGGTATGGGACGATATTCTCGTATGGAGTGGATTTATAAAAGCACCGACTCATTTCATCCATCCGAATTTTGGTGCGAAGTCTTCGAAGGAAAGCATTTAAGTGTTGATTTTCAAAATAAGAAGTCTAAACTTGTTGTGTTAGGTGAAAGAGATGAAGATGCTCCTCTGTACAAGTGGAGCAAATGGACTAAAATCGATTATGAAGTAGAGTTTCCAGAGATTTTGAATGATTTAAAAGGAAACTACGAATGGATAAACTGTGAATTTATTGGAAATAAACTCATAGAGGTTCATTTTAGAAGAAATCCAGACTTTAGATATGATAATAGTGTTGCAGTTCCGGTTTGGAGGAATGATAGACCACAACGAATGGGTGATTTAATCTTCATTGAAGATCAAGATTATCTGAGAAGAGGGTTTTTTATCGATACACGGGATAGCAACCCCGTAAAAAGTTCTGATCTAATCAATCAGGAGCAAAAAAATGACTAAAAAAGTCGATAAAGACCAAAATTTTATGCAAAATGAGTGGGGAACTCAGTATTTGTCAAGTGAATATGGGTGGGAAGAGAAAATTAGCAAGCAAAAAATGCTTCGTGAGATTGCAAATGACGATCTAACACCAAAAAAACATGATTTTTTCCACCAAAATGAAATTCACTCAAAAATTCGCAATGATGATGATTATGATGACTGGGAATACGGAACGGAACCACTCTATGAATCAAAAAATCAGTAATAAATAAGATAGATTAATAGATTCTAATGCCTTTAGAGAGGGTAAGCCAAGGATTTAAAGATGTTAGTATGAGTTTTCAGAGAAATCCTCTGAATAATGATATTATTGGGCTTAAAAATGAGAATGCTATTTCAAGATCAATTAGAAATATCGTCTTTACCCTCCCTGGAGAAAAGTTTTTTGATGAAGATTTTGGTTCTAGAGTAAATAGAATTCTATTTGACAATGTAGATGAAATTTCTGCGTCTATTATTAATGAAGAGATTAAAAACTCAATACAAAATTACGAACCAAGAGTCGAATTAATTAGTGTAGAGACTTATCCAAATTTTGATAATAACTCATTTGATGTATTAATCATCTACAGAGTTATTGGTGCAGATGTACAGAATCAGCAACTACAGTTCGTTTTGCAACCAAATAGGTAAATGCCACTCATAAACTTCACAAATCTGGATTTTGACCAGATTAAAACTACACTTAAAGATTATCTAAGGTCTAATTCCAATTTTACGGATTATGACTTTGAGGGTTCAAACCTATCAACCATTATTGATGTATTAGCATATAATACCTATATTACTTCATATAATGCAAACATGGTTGCAAATGAAGTTTTCATTGATAGTGCAACACTAAGAGAAAATGTAGTTTCTCTTGCTAGAAATATTGGATACGTTCCTCGTTCAAAAAAAGCATCAAGAGCAGTTATAAGTTTTTTTGTTGATACCTCCAATATTACACCAACACCTGCGGCACTGACATTGAAGAGAGGCACTATAGCGTCTTCTATTGGTGCATTTGGAAATCAATCCTTTGTATTCTCAATACCAGAAGATATTACAGTTCCGGTTTTGGATAATATTGCATCCTTTAGCAATATTGATGTTTATGAAGGATTTTTAATTAATCAGAACTTTACATACAGTTCATCAAACCCAAATCAAAGATTTATTCTACCAAATAGTGGAATTGATACTGATTTAATATCTGTATCCGTAAAAAATAATCAGAATTCTAATATTTCGACAAAGTATTCGATTCAAGATAGTTTATTTGACGTAACTTCAGATTCTAAAGTTTTCTTCTTACAGGAGATTGAAGATGAAAGATATGAGTTACTATTTGGAGATAATGTTTTTGGAAAAGCACTTGAAGAATCTAATTTTGTTGATGTAAATTATATTGTGACAAATGGTGATAGTGCAAATGGAGTAAGTCAGTTTTCATATTCCGGAAGAATTGTATATACAAGAAATTCTACAGAGTATGTCGTAACATCTGGTATATCAATTTTAACAACTGACATACCATCAACTGGAGGTGAAAGTATTGAATCTGTAGATTCAATTAAAAAGTTTGCTCCAAGAATATATTCTTCTCAGAACAGAGCATTGACTGCAAGTGATTATGAAACTCTCATTCCATCAAGAATATATCCAGAAACAGAGTCTATATCAGTTTTTGGTGGAGAAGAGTTAATACCACCACAATACGGAAAAGTCTTTATCAGTATAAAACCAAGATTTGGTGATTTCTTGCCAAACTTAATTAAAGAAAATATAAAAAATAGATTAAAAAAATATTCAGTTGCAGGAATTGTCCCAGAAATATTAGACTTAAAATATCTTTATATTGAAGTCAATTCAAAAATATACTATAACACAAACTTAGCTCCAAGTTCCGCATACGTATCAGGAGTTGCCCAATCAAACGCTCTAAAATATGGCGAATCTAGTGAGTTAAATAAGTATGGAGCAAGATTCAAATACAGTAAATTTTTGAAAATTATTGATGATAGCCATGAATCTATAACATCAAACATAACAACTATCCAAATGAGGAGGGACTTAAGAACAGTACTGAACACAATTGCAGAATATCAGATTGGATTTGGAAATGAATTCCATATCAACAGTGTAAATGGATTCAATGTAAAATCATCTGCATTTAGAATAAGTGATATTAATCAGGATGTATATTTTTCAGATCTTCCAAATACTGACAGAGAAACTGGATCTCTATTTTTATTCACCGTACCTGCGACAAATTCTCCAGATTTTTCTATAGTAAGAAGAAATGTTGGAAAAATTAACTATACTTCCGGAATTGTGACATTAAATCCAATTAATATTATTTCAACGACTAAGCAAAAAGATGGGCAATCCATCATAGAAATATCAGCGACTCCAAAATCTAATGATATTGTTGGATTACAAGATTTGTATTTGCAACTAGATATTAATAATAGTGTTTTTGAAACTGTCGTCGATCAAATTTCATCTGGATTAGATCCTTCAGCATCCACTTATATTGTTTCATCAAGCTACAACAACGGGAACCTAGTAAGATAATAAAATGATTACAAAGAGAATTCAATTCAAGGACATCGTTCAGAACCAACTCCCCTCTTATGTAAGAGAAGAGTTTCCTTTAGTTTCGGAATTTTTATCTCAATATTATCTTTCTCAAGAAGTTCAAGGTTCTCCTACAGATATAATTCAAAATATTGACCAGTATATTAAAATAGATGAAACTACTAATTTGGTAGATTCTGTTTTTTTGGGGGAAAATATTTCATTTTTAGATACTGTTATTAAAATTGATCTATCCAAATCAATTAACGGATACAGTGGAATTGATAAATTTCCCGATTCTTATGGTTTATTAAAAATAAATGATGAAATAATAACATATACCCAGAAAGTCACTTCAGGAAACTATGTTGGATTCTCTGGTTGTATTCGTGGATTTAGTGGGATAACCTCTTTGAAGGGAGAAGGAAACACTGAAGAGTTGGTTTTTAGTGATTCAAATGCTTCTGAGCATTCTGCCGGATCTACAATAACCAATTTAAGCTCACTATTTTTAAAAGAATTTTTATATAAAACAAAGTATCAGTTAGCTCCAGGATTTGAAGGTAGAGAATTCTCAGATAAAGTTAATGAAAGGCTTGTACTGAAGCAAATAAAGGACTTTTATTCAAGTAAAGGTACTGACAAATCTTTCGAAATTCTATTTAAGATACTCTACGGCGAAGATGCAAAAGTAGTAAAACCCAAAGACCATTTATTCAGACCATCAGACTCCAGTTACAGAGTAACTGATAACTTAGTAGTTGAGAGTATTTCTGGAGATCCTTTACTATTAGAGAATTCCACTTTATTCCAAGATGAGTATGGTACTATTAAAAAGTCATACGCTCCTATTTCAAATTCAGAAAAAATTATATCTGACGATGGAAGAGTATTTTATGTATTAAAAATTGATTCTGGTTATGATAGAGATATCCAGTATAATGGTTCGGTATATGGGGAATTTGTTTCTCACCCTAAAACAAAGGTAATAGGAAATATTTCTGCAGAAACTGCAACAATTGATGTTGATAGTACTCTGGGGTTTCCTTCTTCTGGGGAACTTTATGTAGTATATTCCAATGGTCTTAGTGGAGTTATAAGTTATTCATCCAAAAATATAAACCAATTTTTGGGATGTTCTGGGATTTCTGATACTATTTTAGATGCTTCCGATTTATTTTTGGATACTTATGCCTACGGATATACTATAGATGGTGATGAAGTAAGAGTAAGAATAAGTTCTGTAATTAATGGTGCAAATATCTTAGGTGATACTAAGTTTTATTCTTTTGGTGATTCTGCAAAAATAAGAACATTAGGAACAGATTCTGGAGATAAAGTAGTTGATAGTTTAATTCATAATAGTGCTACCACATATGAGGTAATTTCTTCACAATTATTGGACGCTTCAGATAACACATACTCATTACTTTTGAATAAGGATCATATTTTTAGAATTGGAGATACTTTATTAGTCGATGGTTCTGATTCAGGGTCTATTTTTTCTGAGGTTATTGATATAAATTCTTCGAAAAAAATTATTATCCGTGGTCAGGGATTATTGTCTCTCAATAGAAAATATTTTGTAAGAAAAAATATTTTAAAGGCAAATACTAAGAATTTCGAAGAAGTTAATGATTCAATTACAAACATACAAAATTCTTATCTGAGTGATAACAAATCACTCATTGCCTCACCTTCTATTCCATATTATGGAAATCAAAAACTTAATGTATCTAATGGGGAGGTAGTATTCTCTGGAAAGTTTTTTGGTGATACATTTAAAATTACTTCAGGTATAGACCACGGATTCTATACTGGAGATCTTGTTTATTATACTCCTGAAATATCAACAAGAGAAGTTATTGATATTGATGGATCATCAACTCAAGAAAAAGTTACAAATTCATTCTTATTTGTTGAGGGTTTATACTTTGTAAAAAGAATAGATTCTAATAACATTAAGTTATCTAGAAGTAGATCTGATATTGATAATTCTATTTTTGTTTCACTAGAAACTGAAAAAGTAGTATCAAATAATAAGATAATAAAATATCATTTCAATAATAAGACTTTAGAACCACAAAAACTTTTTAGAGAAATTTCTAATCCGGTAAATGATGGTAAGGTTTACAAAACAAATCCCGGTAAGACCGGAATACTAATCAATGGTGTTGAAATATTAAACTATAAATCAACAGATACTGTTTATCATGGAAAGATTGAGTCGATTGATGTTATATCTGGTGGGGAGGAGTATGATATAATAAATCCACCACAGATAGAAGTTACTGATAAAGTAGGAACTGGAGCGTCTGTACATTGTTCGGTCTTGGGATCTCTATCTCAAATAAGAGTAATTGATCCTGGTTTTGATTATATAGAAACTCCAATAATAAAAATAACTGGTGGAAATGGAACGGGAGCAAAAGCTTCTGCAAATATGAGATTAGTAGATCATGTTATATCATTTAAATCAGATTTAAAGTCGGAATATGTTTCTATCGGAACTAATTTCTCGACTATTGGATTTTCCACTTATCATAAATTAAGAAATGGTGAAAAAGTAATTTATAACTCATACTCTCAACAGTCTGTTGGTGGACTGGACGATAATTCAATTTACTATATTTCAAAAATTGATGATACTACGCTCAAAATTCACAAAACTGAAGAGGATGCAATATCTGGAATAAACACGGTAACACTATCATCATATGGAATAGGTGAGCACTCTTTCAGAACATTTAATAAGAAGAAAGTCGTATCTTCAATATCAGTAGTTGAGCAAGGTAGTGGATACGAAAACAAAAAGAGAATCGTTAATTATACTGGAATTAATACATCTTCAGATTATATTGAGATTGAAAACCATGGATACAAATCTGGGGAAAAAGTAAAATATCAAACTTCAGATGTGGTAGTTGGTGGATTAACAAATAATAATGTATATTATGTAACAAAAATTGATAATGATAAATTTAGACTTTCCGATACTTTTTCTGGGGATGAAGAATTTTACTATAGAACAAAACAATTTATAGATTTTACCTCTCAAGGAACAGGAAAGCATACTTTTAACTACCCAGAAATAACAGTAGAGTTAATTGGGAATGTTGGAATATCAACTATTGGTAATGAAGATTTTAAATGCAAAATTCAACCAATTTTTAGAGGAGAAATTTCTTCAATTCATTTAGAGAATAAAGGTAGTGGATATGGTTCCAATAATATTTTAAACTATCTAAGAGAACCAAATATTAATGTTGTCCTTGGATCTAATGCACAATTAACTCCTATAGTAAATGATGGAAAAATAACTCAAGTATTGATTAATAATTCTGGAAAAAATTATTATGCTCCACCCAATTTAATAGTCAATAGTGAAGATGATGAAGGAACGGGTGCAGTTCTAGTTCCTGTTGTAAGAGATGGTCAAATAGTAGATGTAAAAATTATTCAGGGTGGTATAAATTATACTCAGGGAAAAACTGAGATTGCAGTTTCTGTTCCATCTACAGGTTCGAAGTTTAAAGCAAACTTACAGACATGGACCATAAACCTATTTGAGAAAGAATTTAATAAAATAACCGACGATGATGGTTTTCTGACAGAAAGCTATTCCGAAAAATATGGAATACAATACACAAACTTGTATGCACCAAGAAAGTTAAGAGAAATTTTATATTCCGTAGATTCTAATGGAAATGTTCTATATGGCAAGAAAGATCTAAGAATATCTAATAGAGTAGAAGTATCATCTGATAATCATTCGCCTATAATTGGATGGGCATATGACGGAAATCCAATCTATGGGCCATATGGATATATTAAGAAGGATGGCGGAATCATTTCCCAAATGAAGTCCGGATACAAGACGCAAATTACTGAGGAAAGACCTTCACTATCAGAGTTTCCATTAGGATTTTTTGTAGAGGATTATTTTTACGAAAATGTAAATGATGATACGGTTCTTGATAAGAATAATGGAAGATATTGTGTTACACCAGAGTTTCCAAATGGAACTTATGCATATTTTGCCACTATTAATACTTTAAACTCTGATTCTTCCGGACCATTTAGAGGATACAAGAGACCAGTTTTCCCATATATTATTGGTGACGAATTTTATTCAAGACCAAATGAATTTAATTTCAAATCTACATCGAATCAAGATGAGTATTCTCTAGAAGATAATAATTGGATAAGAAATACAAAATACTATAATCTCACAGATTCTGAAAATACATACGGATACATTAATTTACCAAATAATTTAAATCAATCAATAAATGTAAAGTCAATATTGCCTGGAAAGGTAGAAAGTGTTTCTATTTCTACTTCAGGATTTAATTACAGAGTAAATGATGAACTTAGATTTGAAAGTTTGGATAGGGGATTTGGTGCTACGGCTAAGGTTGAGAAAATTAAAGGAAAAGAAGTCAATTTTGTAAGCGTAGCAACTAGTGCAATTTCAAATGTAGAAATATTCCCAGATTCTTCCCAAAATCGATATGTTTTATCTTGCGAAAATCCACATTCATTTACAAATTTTGATTTAGTTTCTTTAAGTGGATTTAATACAACTTCATCTCTTCTAGAGGGAATTTATTCAGTTGGAGTATCGACAAATAAACTTTCTCTTGTTGGTGTTGGAACAACTTCCACTGGTATTAGTAGTTCTCCAATAACTGGGATAGTTACATATTTCTCGGTTCTAGGAAATATATCAAATATTAGAGAA